CAATCCCACATTGCAGTGGTGGGGCCACTCTACCTCTGTATCCTGGTGGGTGGTTTTGTTACCGCCTTGGCCTGCGGTGCTATTCCTGAATCACAAATTTCAGTGGCTTCCGCCTTACTGACTTTATTGGTAACTTCCTTCATGGCGAACTTAAGGACTATAATCTCTGAGTCTCCCGAAACTGATGAGTTAGGTAAAAAGAAAGGAAAGCCACCGTCTGAAAATAATTAGCAGTAAATTAGTTACAAACAACTAAATAGCTATATAGAGGTTAAACATGTCACAGAGTAAAGAAGTTTTAGATTCCGTTGCCGAGTATCTTCCCGAAGATCTCGATGAAGCTACCCTTGAGAAGATAGCTACATTAGTTGCTGTAACTATTAATGAGAAAGTTCAAGAAAGAACTGAGGATCTAACCACGAAAGTACAATCATTCATTCGTGGTAACATTGATAAGTTAAAGGAGCAAGCACTTAAGGAGCTTGAACTACAGAACGAGACGTTCCGTAATGCTCAAATGTTTGAAACCGTTCGATCCATGTTTGCATTAGAGAATACCACGAATGATGAAATGAATGGTATGCAAGCCCTTGCAACTCTAGGTGAGCAACAGGAAGAGAAGAACGAGGCCCTCCTACGTCAAGTCAACAAGCTCCTAAAGGAGAACGTCAGCTTGAAGCGTAGTAGCAAGGTTGCCCAAGATAAGAATCAAAAGCTAGAAGAAACTTTACAAGAGGTTAAGACTCAGGTCGAAAGCCTTAAGGAATCTGATAGCGCAGAGAGAAACCTCTCTGGTAAGGCACTCGTCATTAGTGAAGATAACTTCAAAGTGAAGGAAGCTAGTGAAAAGTTAAATGAAAACCACGCTGTCCCCGGTAACGAATGGATAAATCAAGGCGTGTTAGACAAGCTCAATAATAAGTAATAATTGAGGAAACAAGTATTATGACTGCAATAGACAGAGATCAATTACTGAAGCGTTGGGAACCACTCCTTGAAGGGATCGGAGATGATCACATCGCATATCAAACCGCTAGATTGATGGAAAACCAAGCTAAGGCTTTCCAAACTAACAACCTTAATGAGGAAGTTATCGGCGTTGGTGGCACGACTACGGGTAAGATTGGAACTTTCCAAAAGTTCGCATTCCCGATGATTCGTCGTATGTACCCTGAGTTGGTTTTCAATAAGATTGGTGCCACCCAGACCATGGACGGCCCGGTTTCGCAAATCTTCTACATGGGTAACTCGCGTGCTCACGCGAATGTGGGTCAAACAATGTACTCCAAGTTCCGAATCACTCCTCGCAACCTAGTTGCAGAGAAGATTGGATCCCAGAGTGGCGTTGCTGGTTACCCTCCGGTTGCTTTCGACCCTATTGACGGAACGAGTGCGTTAACTTACGCTGGTGCAAAAGACGGGTTTGATACCTCCAATGTTCTTGGTTTATTTGATGGTCCGACTGCTGGTGCAGGGCATCCTTCGGGCACCATGGGTGGCAAGCTTGCTTCTTATCCTAACGAGAAGTCGATCCTTGGTTACTCTGTTTCCGCAGGCGAGCGATTAGCTACTACTGGCATTCCTGAAGTTAACCTTCACATCCAGAAGCAAACCGTTCAAGCTCGTGAGCGTAAGATGAGAGCACTTTGGACTCTTGAGGCTGCTCAAGACCTTAAGGCATATCACAACCTTGACATGGAATCAGAATTAACTGACCTCTTGTCAAAGGAAATGAACCTTGAAATCGACCGTGAACTCATTGAAGACATTCGAATGATCGCTTACGGCCCTGGTGCTATTGGATCTGGTGAGGGTTGGAGAATCGAAAGTCTTTACCAAGGTGGAGCAGATTCATTCACTGGCTTAGGCGGCGATGTAACGGCTACTAATCCTGACGAAGCTTTAAACGGTGGAACTTTTGTGGCTGGTTCTTACGAGTATGACTTTAGTGCCGATATGAAGCTTGAAGAGTCCTTGACAGGTGCTGATGCGGTTAACGGTATTCATAACCGTTACTCGAACATCTACGTGATGGATCTTAAGAGATTCACGGGTGAGCAAGGTACCTCGAATTTTGCTCCGCAAACTCTGGGTCACATTTACTCGAATGTCCTGGCACTGATTAACTTTGCTAGCACGGATATCTACCGTACGACCCTGCGTGGTCCGGGTAATGTCCTTATCACGTCTCCTGTCATCGCATCGATGCTTGAGTCAGCTGCGAAGCTTGAAGGTGGTCTTCCTGAGAAGGATGGTCCTACTAACATGACTGGCAACCAAATCCAATACGTTGGTAAGTTTGCTGGTAAGTACGATCTGGTTGTCGATCCTATGTTCCCTGAAGATGAGATCATCGTCGGTTACAAGGGTTCGAACGCAATGGATGCAGGCTTCTTCTACTGCCCTTACGTTCCTATGATGCCATTGGATACGGTTACGGATCCTGAGACCTTCCAACCGAGAAAGGGTATCCTGACTCGTTACGGTAAGGCAGCAGTTATGCCTGCTTCAAGATTCTACCGTGTGATTCGATTGATTGGTACGGGTGTTGATTACCTCACGCCGGAGATCATGAGAAACACCGCGTTCCATGGTAATTCGTTTGATAACGGTCAGTACTCTAGAAAGTAATTAAACTTTAGAGGTTAAAATTGAAAAGGGTTCAGATTATATCTGAACCCTTTTTCTATTCCATGGGTAAATATATTTGATATGGGTGATAAAATAGGAATACCGATTGTTACATCTTACGGATCATCTTACGGAACTTACGGTGGAAGTAGATTAAAAGATTATAAAAGCCCTAAGGACACTAGTCTTAACAATAAAGATGCTAAGGGTGTAAATGAGTTTAACGACTTCAACAGCACTATTAGAGATTACGTATTGGCTAAGTTAGGTCATCCCGTAATTGACGTTGAACTAGATGACTTTCAAATACAAATTTGTTTAGACGAAGCTAAGTCTAAATTAGAGTATCATGCCCCTGATTGGATGACTCAATATGCAACTTTCTCTGCATCTGCTGGTGTAAACGTATACGAGCTTCCTCAAGAAGTAGCGGACAATTTAAATGATGTTTGGTATAAGAGAGACTTTTTTAAATTCGGAGCTTCACCAGGATCATTGGAATATGATTTTTCTATCATGTTCTTTACGAATACTGGTTTATTTAATAACTATAATGTTAGTCAGTATCTTCTAATGCAACAATACCTTAAGCAGGTAAAAAATGTATTAGGTCAGATGGCTACGTGGCAGTTGGTTAACAATAAATATCTGCACCTTTGGCCTAAGCCAGAATCAAACGGAGAGGAGGTTCTGTTAGAGTTTAGAGCTTTTGATCCGACCACTCTACATCACGCTTATAAAAGTTGGTTGCAGAGATATACCCTAGCATTGTCCAAAGAGATATTAGCAGGGATCAGAGGTAAGTATCAGACTCTACCTGGGCCAGGAGGAGGTACGAGATTAAATGGAAATGAATTAGCCTACCAAGCTAAAGATGAGAAAGAGATGTTAATAGAAGAGTTATTATCTTCCATTGAAGCTCCTCCTTTGTTTGATATATTCTAATGACTAGATTCAAGGTTAACACTCCTCCTACCAACTTCCCTAAAGACAGGGATACTCGTTTATCTTTATTCAATAAGAAGAACGATAAGAATCTATTTAATTTAATAGATTCTGAAAATATAAAATTATCAGGATCTAGAGTTCAGGTGTTTGAGTATATTCCTTCTAACGATATTGATGATGTCTATCAAGAGTCTCGTCAAAAGACAATAGCTTCGGAGCCTGTCACTTTGTGGGCACACTATGACCCTCGACCTGTGGAAGAGAACCTATCTCAGTTTGGCGTAGAGATGCAGATAGATCAAGTCTTTATATTTAACAAGTCATACATTGAGAATACCTTGGGAAGGGCTATTTCCATTGGAGATATCATACGTCCTGATTTTCAAGAAATGAAATTTGAAGTATACGAAGTTCAAGAAGATAGTTTTGAAGCATATGGTGTTTACCATTTAATGGTTCATGCTAAGCTTCTTAGAGATACTGAGGATATACATAATCAAGACTCCTTTGATCGCCCCGACCAGATTGGAGGGAGATACTAATGAGAGATAAAGACAGCTTATACATTAGGAATCAGATTGTCGATCTCACGACCACTAAGATTTTACCAGTAATTGATAACGTCTATAAAGAAAGCCTGAGGAGTATGTTACATACTTTCGGTAACATGTACTACCTTGATGGCAACAGTAATCGTATTAAGGTTAATTGTTCTCATGGAAATCCAGAAAGAATAGCAGGCCGTATCAAGTCAGACAATACTCTAGTTCTTCCTATGCTTACTATTGTTGAAACACAGACAGTAAGCGATCCTGAGAGAATGCGGTATCAAAGTATTGTCAGTGAAACTGAATGGGACGCTGATAAAAGGAGGGCTACCAGAGTCCTAAGCCTACCTCCTAGACCTATTAATATTACTTATGAGATCAACGTATGGGCCAAATACAAGGCTGATATGGACATGCTCAGATCCAGCATATTCTCTATGTTTAGTCCTGATCTAAATGTAGAAACTCAATTCTCAGTTCATAACAAAGCTTTCATCAATAGTGAGAGAAGTAGGAACAGTAACTGCCGCAGATACCAGTGATAGAGTACTTCAAAAAGCTATTAGTGTGACGCTAGAAACGTACATACCTAGTCCTAAATTCTTCTTTACCAATACTGGGGAGATTAAAGAGTTTGGTGTTTAATAAGATCGATGTCGATTAATATTAACATTGACGATCCTCGTGCTCGTCCCAATGCTAGACCAGCAAGGCCCACTTCCAATCGAGGGACTCTTACCTTCATAGCTGAAATAGAAGAGCGTGGGAGACCAGACGTATTTAGAAACCTTACCAGAGGTGTAGATGAAATTGTAGAACCATCGCCTTCTGATCCTGTACAAAAGCCTGTAACACTATCTCTTGATCCGGCGTTACTAACTCTTAGCATTTTAAACCTAGGCTTAAGAGGTTTAAACACTCCTCTGAATCTAGGTTCTGTATCGTCTACTTTGTCCGCTAGCGCAGAGTTTACTACTAGCAATAATGCTGTTAGAAAAGATCTTGGGAATGTGTCTACTACCCTTACTGTTGATTCTAATTTCCTGTCTACAAGTAATCTACGAAAAGATCTTGGAAACCTATCCAGCACTCTAACGGTCGATGGTAGTTTCTTAGCTATAGCAAATGTTAGAAAGGATTTAGGTAGCGTAGATGTTTCTCTTGAAGCAAGCTCAATGTCTGTTGGAATCGATACTAACCTCGGAAATGTATTCACTACGTTGTCGGCAAGTAGTATCTCCTTGGCTGAACAGTTAAACCTTGGNANTGTTTCAAGTACTCTCACAGTTGATGNAGAGTTCGAGGGTGTGGAGAATCAAAGGAAGGATTTAGGTAGCGTAGATGTTTCTCTTGAAGCAAGCTCAATGTCTGTCAGGGCTGACGTTAACCTAGGAAATGTGTTCACCGTCTTAACAGCTAGCAGTATCTCCTTGGCCGACCGAATAGTTCTTGGAAATGTTTCAAGTACCCTCACTGTTACCGCAGACTTCTTGGCAACAGATAATCAAAGGAAAGCTTTAGGTCTTGTTGAGACAAACCTTGAAGCTAGTGGTCTATCACTCGCCACTGATATTGGAAATCTTGCAACGGTTGAAACTGATCTTGAGGCTAATGTCCTATCCTTGAACACCGACCTTATATTCTCGCTTCCTGATGACATGGTGACTCCTCCAGATATCGATCCTTAGGTAATAATTTAAGAGCGTTTTAATTAACCTTAATAGCTAAATAAAGTAGGAGTTATATATTATGTGGACTAATAGAGGTAAGCAAAGAATGTTCGAAGAGTTTTTCGAAGCTAGTAGCGTGGCTACTGATTTTAGGCTGCAACTAGCCTCAGCCACTGTTCCAGATGGCAATTCTCAGTGGGGTGCAAACGTCAGTAGCACTTCTCAAGTAGTTTTAGTATCCGCATTGGAAGTTGGAACCTCAGGTTTACTTGTTCCTAGATCAACTAATGACTCTTCAGGATTTGATGTTTCTAGTTGGCTGCAAATAACGCCTGCTGCAAGTGCGGCTAGAGCAGTCCTACAAACTGCGGGGGATGTGTATCAATACTCGGGAACTATCACGGGTGCTAAATATGTTCTGTTGACAGAGTTTGCAAATACTCCTGCTGGAACATTCGACGCATCTGGAGCAGAGATATATGCTTGGTGGGATATTGGACCTGAGGAAACAAATATAACCGCAGGTAACACATTAACAATTACTAATTTATCTTTGCAAGCAAATTAACCATTTTTATAAATATCTATTAGTAAATACAGTAGGAGAAACAATATGAACACCATAACCAACACAAGTATGCAAGGTATTAGTATACCTTTTAAAACTCCTCAAGGAGTTAAATACTTGTTTCTAGCCCCTAATCAGAACGTCCAAGTTCCTGATAATTGGGATAGTAAAATTGTTAAAAATTTAGTACGTAGAAGGATGGTAAGAATGGTTTATTCTCCTGACGTGACTCCTGTTCCTACTGTTGTTCCTGCTCTTCCATTACCGAGCAAGAAACCTCTCACAAAATTTAAGAGTAATTAATCATGGCAATACCAACCAGTCCATCCGTTGTAGTTATTGAAAACGATATTTCAATATACACTCCGAATATCAATTCAAGTGTTGTAGGTTTAGTAGGGTTCGCTAATAAGGGTCCTGTTAATGAGCCTACGCTTATTACAAGCCAAGAAAACCTTTTAAGACTTTTTGGAAAGCCAGACACCGCTCTCGAAGGCCAGGGTCTTGAGGGTGCTTTAGAGATTCTAGAAGCTACCAACCAACTTTACTTTGTAAGAGGTATTGATCCTAATAAGGTGCTAGCATACGCTTCTGCTAATGTAGCTGTGGGAGCTTCTCCTGCTCTCGTAGTCAGCGGATACAATCCTACTCATGCGTCTTCAATATACTATTCAATTACTGATAATGCTACCAACACTGCTGTAACGGCTACGGTTGAAATTGCAAGCTCTACAGACTTCACAACCTCCTCTGCTATAATTCAAAACGCTTTTAACCCTTCTATTACATCGGATCAAAACGTGTTTGCTTATGTTGAAGGTGACAATGTTTTCTTAGCTTCTAAGTTTGCCGGATCGGGTGCAACTCTACAACTGTCTGCCGCTGCTGGTATGGGCTTTAGACCTGTTAATATCTTAGGTGCTGTCAGTGCCACGGGTGAAGCTAATAACATTACTCGTAACGGATACACTTCTTCTAGCGTAGACTTGGTTGTAAACTCAATTTATCCAGGAACTGCTTACAATGTAACAGCCCTTAGAGATGGTAGTACCCAAGGTGTGTCAGTTGAGGTAGCCAACCTATCCACTAAAGATAGAATTATTGTAAACAGTGATGGTGCTCAAGCTGAGTCCTTCTCTCCAATTGAGTTATCTCCTTCTGGGATTGAATCTGTTGAGTTTATATTAAATTCAGAACTATTAAATAATCAATCCGAGTATGTGTTTGCAGAACTTTTGAGCGGTGCTGACGCTTACGTTACTCCTGATCAGTTCGGAGTGACTGCAACAGCGGCTGGGTTTGCAAACGCTACCGAGAATTCTCCTGTTGGAACTCCAAGATTTGTAAAGCCTATTCAAGGAACCTACAATCTTGCTAATGGAGAAAGTGGAGCTTCGGCTGCTACTAATCTAATTGGATCAAAGACTACTAAGACGGGTATTTATGCTTTAGACGATGATGGTTTAAATATCTCTATCGGGCTGATCCCTGGCATCACGGATGATTCCGTTCAGAATGCTTTTGTATCTTTGGCTGAAACTTCTAAGAACTTCATGGCAATTGTATCCCCTCCATACGCATTGAATGAAGTTCAAGATGCGGTAAAATGGATTAACGGTCAAGATCCAACTACTAGAACGGCTGCTTTAAACTCTTCGTATGCTGCGGTTTACTGGCCTTGGGTTCAAGTGTTTAATCCTTTTGCTTCAGCAGAACAATGGTATGATCCTGCAATCTTTGCTGCTAGACAGTGTGTCTTCACAGATGCTGTGTCAGAGCCGTGGTTCGCTCCTGCTGGCTTTAGAAGAGGTCGCCTATCCAAGCCTACTGCCACAGAGATCGTCGTTAATCAAGGCGACAGGGATGCTCTATACTCAAACTCAGTAAACCCTATTTCGAATGATCCTACTACAGGCATTACGATCTTTGGTCAAAGAACTACTCAGAGAGCACCAACGGCACTTGATAGAGTTAATGTTCGTAGACTAATGATCTACATCCGAAAGGTATTACTTGAGCTTGGCAAGCCATTCCAGTTTGAGCCTAATGATCAACTCACTTGGGAGTTAATTGAAGATGCGATTAATCCTTTCCTTGATGATCTTCTAGCTAGAAGAGCAATCCTTGAAGGTGCTGTAAAGTGTGACTCAACTATTAACACTCCTGCAAGAGTTGACAGAAATGAACTTTGGTGTTCGGTAACAATTAAGCCTACTAAGGCTGCTGAAACAATTGTATTCGAAGTTAACCTTACGAGTCAATCAGCAACAATTAATGGATAATAATTATGGTAGATAGTTTTTTAAAGAATGATTTCAGAGCAAACTTTGAGCCTGGGAAGACTCTTCCTAAGGTTTCCACCAAGTTGGATGCTATTAGAGCCTACCAGTTTGAAGTTAAGTTTTTCGGATTACCGGCAGAGTTTAGATTGCAGCAACAAGAATTAACTTCTGCTGCTAAGAGAGTTAGTCCTATTGGAGGTGCTGTAGAAGATATTGTAGTAGATCGTTTAAATGATAAAGTTTACTACCCTGGCAAGTTTACTCCACAGCCTCTTACGATAACTTTTGATAACCAATTGTTGTCTCGTAATACTCCTGCACTTTGGAACTGGTTTAAGTCTATCTACGATCCTATGACAGGGGACCTAACTCAACTGGCTGCTCCTGGTGGTCCTGGCAACAAGTCTTTCAAGGCTGCTAAGATGACTATCCTAGAGTTGGACAACACTAACGAACCTCACTCTTATGTAGAAGTTTACGGTGTTTATCCTACAGGGGTTACCTTCTCGGAAAAGAACTACGCTACAAACGATTTCTCAACGATTGAAGTAAGTTTCCGATACGACTTCATTGACTACGACCGACTTAACTAACGGTCTAATACTCTTACTACGGTAGCCTTCTCCTCTAAATAAGAGGGAAGGCTATTTGTCTATAATAAAGTATGGATTTCTATAAAGAATTACTGGAGAGTTTCAGTCGAATTACAGGTCGAAGGCTTAGTTTACTGGAGCAAGAAGAAGACCCTAGAGTACCTAAAGCTTTAGATATTTTAAAGAATTCTCAATGGAATCCTGAAGGTCCTAAGGGACAAGTAGCTACAGTTAATGGCAAGCAAGCTCGATGGTATGCAGGCACTCAATCAAAATCATTAATAATTTCTAATGGAACTGGAGTATACGATCCAAAAAATAGTATTCTTGCTCCTTCTAAAGGAAACAACCAAAAATTTAAAGCATTATTAACAGCTATTGTAGGTGAGGAAGAAGGTGTAACCAAATTTGAAACTAAAAGATCAAAGAGTCCTGGGGAATGGGCCATCGAAAGAATGACTCAGACATTGAGTGGTCTTACGAAAGAAATTGCAAACTCAATACTTAAATCTTTTAAAACAGTGTCAGACAATTGTGTGAACAGGACATGGTTTGTGAAGTTAGCTAAGTCTGTCGGAATGACACCTCAAGGTGCTCTTAGCTGGTTTACAGGTGGAGGACAGCAATCTTTAGAATCTCGATTAACTAACCTATCTTTTAAACTCATATATAAAGATGGAAAACTTATAAAAGTAGACTCTAAGCCCGACGCAGAATTAAGATCTAAGATTGCAGATAAGTTAGCCAATTTAACAGAGTTGGCTAACGGAAATAAAAAAACCACCAACGAAGGTTATTGTAAAAAACTTAGAAATGAATTTGCAATGACGGGTTCAGAGGGCAATAGATCTTTAATTGTAGCAGCAGATAATAATGTTTTAGATAATGACTCTATTGTAGTGTCGGATCAAACGGGATTATATGAAGGGGTTCTTAAAAAAGCGTTTACTCAATGTAATAAAAGAGTTTCTCCTGATGAAGTTGATTTATACACGGACAAGGCGGGAGGAGCGAACGCAAACCGAGGATTTACCTTTGAAGAATTGCCTCAAGTTTTAAATCTTTTTAATCTCATTCAAGAAGCAAAAGCTAATGAAGACGAAGCAATGGTCGATTGTTTAGGTAATCAATTAACAAAACTGGTCACTGACATAAAAAGAAAAGTTGATAAGCTGACCGAACAAACTGAAACATGGACTGAAAGTGAGAAGCAAACTGGCTTAGACCTTGAAGACGCTGCTACCGTTGCTATGGCTCAAGAATTAGTTACACAAGTAGGGTCTAAAGAAGGAAGCTTTACAACTAAATTAGTTAAATCAATGATTCCTTATGGAAAAGAAATAGCCAAGAGAGGGTCAGTCATGGCTTTACCAGCCGGTACAGACACGGGAGGGGGAAAGAGACAAGATGTTATAGAGGTATTCGACAACTGTGATGACGCAAAAGATGCAGCCAGTAAGCTTGGTGTTGATCCCGTACTAACCCCAATTTCAGATCTATCGGATGATCACCAAGAATCTTTAAAGTGCTTAAAAGGATCTGACAAGTTGAAAGGCTTGTCCGAGGATTCTCCCGAAGAAGAAAAAACAGTGTGCATTATTAACACAAGTCTTAAAAATTATATTGGACTTTCTAAAGGGATTACTGCCGGGTCACAAACAGGAGGATCTCAAGCTAGGACTGTTGAAATTGTAGATAAGATACTTAGGGGAGAAAAATTAACTGACGCGGAGAATGACATTGTAAACTCTGAAGAAGCATACAAAGACTTCATAGGTTTA